GGAGCGGGTCCGACTGCCGCACGTAGACGCGCCCCGCCTGCCGCCACGTGGGCGTGAGCTTCACGCCGATCTCGTCCGTCTTGAGCCCAGGCGGCGAGCCGTATGGCTCCGTGGTGCGCTGCTTGGCTTCGACGAGATTGTCGGCGTCGGGGCCGACGAAGATTCCGCTTGAGCGATATACGCGCAGGAATGCCTCGTTGACGTTCTTGGCGCGGCCCTGCCCGAATGCCTCCATCTGGAGCGCCATCGGCAGCGTCTCGAGGTCGCTGACGTAGGGCAGACCGACATGCACGACCACGGACGGCCGCTGCAACACGGCCACCCCACCCGTCACCGTGACCTGCGGCATGACCGCTCCGTCAGCAAGGATGCTGACCGTCTTGCCCTCGAGGTGCGTCAGGCCGGCCACCGTATCGCGTGCAAACGCCCACACAGCCGTCGCCACCCCGCGCAGGGCCACAGGCAGGATGAGGTCCGTTCGGGCCGTAGCGACCGTCGTGGAGGTCGTGGACAGGATCGTCAGGCGGTACTTGTTCCCGTTCGCGTCGGTCAGGACGATGGCGTCGCCCACGTCGGTGGTGGCCGGGAACTGGAAGATGGCGCTGCTCGCCGTAATCGTCAGCACGTCGGCCGGACCCCAAGTCGTGCCGCCCGTTACCGTGACCGTGGTGGCAGTCGTGTTCGTGCCGTTGTAGGTTAGGCCGCTGTCCACGAAGAAGCAGTCCTCGAGGTTATTGACCTGCCGGCTAGCGAACCGCTCCACGTATCGCTTCGTGTTGCCACCGATAGTCCGCTTGACGATGACGTACAGACGGTCCTCGGCACCCTCGGCCACGGCCGCGCATGACTCAAAGTCGCCGTCCGTTTCATGCTGGTGCCATGCGCCGATCTGCTGCTCGGGGATGTACGTCAGTCCGAGCATGCTTCCCGTGCTCGAGATGAACCACAGCAGCGGCTGCGGAGCCTTGCTGTAGCACATGTCCGTAATGTCGAAATTGTCGAACAGGTGCGTGGCTCTGATCGACAGGTCCCCAGTCACGAACCCGCTTGCCTGCCAGGAATAGCCAAGCTCGCGCACGTGGCCGTCACGCGCAGAACAATACACCACCGTGTTGTTCACGATGGACGGCTGCACGTTGTTTGCACCGACGTAGGACTGTGGGCGCACCGAGATCGTAGTCGGCGAGATCACGTCGCTGTTCACCGGGCTCACGCGCCACTCGGCGGCGCTCGTCAGCGCGAGCAGCTGCGTCAGCGGAACGAGGTGGCGGATCGTGTTGGCCTCCCGTGCGGCGACGCGGAAGTTGATCCGGTCTGTGTCCTGCAACGGGATGTGGTAGGACATGTCGCTCTCGGTCCCGGTGCGCGTCATCCACATCGTCTGCGGAGAGTTGGTCGTGCCGGCGAACACGCGTCGCTGCTCGAAGTAACTGACCGCGCCTGGGTAGTTCCCGCTCGACGCGAACACCGTCTCGGTCACGGGCGGCGTGATTCCCATGTCTGGCGCGATGTTGTTGTCAACGAACGACGTAGCCTCGGTCTGGCCGATGAACCCGTACAAGCCGCTCTGTCGCTTGTAGACGTTGTATCGGCTCGCGCCGGATACGGCCGACCACGAGATCGTGTTGTACGCGCCGACCACTGCGAGGTTGTTCGACACGCTTCCGGCCGCAGACGGCGGCGTCTCGTCGATCCCGTTGGACGTGATCGCCGTCACCACGTAGTAGTTCGTGATGCTCTCGGTCTGCTCCATCCCCTGCACCAGACCGCCGCTCGTATAGGTGCCGCCAGAGAAATCAATCTGGACGTGCGTCTGGTAGTTGAGAATCGAGAACGTCGAGTTCGTGTGGAAATCGGCAATGATGAAGAACTTGTCGTTCACCAGATTCTGGAACGTGGTGTTGCCAACCACGCCGGAGATATAGATCGAATCTCCCTCTGCGATTGTCAGGTTCTGCACGGCAGACGCAAGCGTGATGCGATCCTGCGCGATGTCCACCGAAGTGATGTTGTATCCCTGACCTCGCGTCGCGGTCACGGTCGGCGTTCCAGGCGTGGCGATGTTCGCTCCGAATGTGATCGTCGTGAGCGTCCACGTGGTCGCACCAAGGCGGCGCAGCTCACGCGGCGCGTAGTTCGGGTGGACGAGCGTCAGCACGTCGGCCGACTGCACGTAGTGGATGTCAAACAGGTCGGCTTCGGCGTAGGGATTCGGGATTTCGTAAATCCCTGCCGGCAGCGGATACCAGTACGTGGCGTTTGGCGGCGCGTTGCCTGTGGTCGGGGCGACGCAGTAGTAGTTCACGCCGCCCGAGGACACGAGGTCGCCCACCACGTAGGCGGTCGCCCCGTTGTACGCAGCAGGCGTTCCCGGCCCGAGCGTCGCACCCTGCGTGTGGAACCGGAAATAGCCAGCGCCGAGCTCGAGCACCATCGTCTGCGTGGTGCTGAACGTGAACGGAAGCAGGCGCGTGCGCTTCGTGCTGTCCTTGACCTCGCGCACGAACGCCGTGCCGGGTCGGTTCTCTGCCGGCCCCTGCGGCAGCGCGATGAAGTTGAGCAACTTCGCTGCGCCCGTCTGGAACTTCACGTCATCGATCCGCCCCCACATCTCGGGCGAAACCTCGCCGCCCGCGAAGGACCGTGTGTACGTGCGGGTCAGCGCCATATCAGCGTCCAGAAATCCACGAGGTGATGTGACCGGGCTTTACGTCGCGCTGGTTGGCGTCCGACATGCGGGCCTGTCCGAGGTAGATTGCGACCATCTGGAGGCATCGCTGCGCCTGCCGTGCGCCCTCCTCGCCCTTCACAACGGGACCGGCAAGGAATGACGCGAGCTGCCACGACAATGCGATGGTGAACATCGGGTCGAACTTGGTCGAATCGCTCACGAGCGCCTGATATCGCAGGAGCGCATTCTCTTGATTCGTGTAGATGACCTTGTTCCCGAGCGTGTCCGTCTCAATCACGTATTCCTGCGGCACGTACACGCCGGCGGTCGTGATGGGTGGGTTCGTCCATCCGAAGCCGTAGCGGTCGGCGGGGTATGCGCGGACGGAGTAATCGTTCTCCGCGTCTGGCGGAAGCACAGCCACGGCGGTCATCATGTCGCCGGGGCATGCGTAGGAATACTTCCACATGGTGTACGGCATCGTCACCTGCGCGAGGCTGACGCGCCGCGATGCGAACGACCACGTGTGCATCTGGAGGAGCATGTCACGTGCGCTCGGATAGAACCGGGCGCAGTGCTCGGCCTGCGCTGATCCCTCCGGCGGATCGATGCTAGCGACGGTGGCATCGTCACCGAGGTGCGCGAGCGCGAGGTTGCAGATCTCGACGACCGAAGCCATGGAAGCCTCCCGTAGGACGGGAGGGGCGCCGTGGTTTCCCGCCGACGCCCCTCCCTGTTCACTAACTCGTTACAAGCTCACTCCGATGCTTCGGTCACAGTGTTTCGAGGCTTCCGCACCTTGCGAGCGTGCTGATCTTCCTCTGGCCTCTGCTCGGGAACATCCAGGTATTCCAGATTTCCGTTGAACGGACCGTTGTACTGGAAGACATCGCCTTCGTTGCGATAATGGTTGTCCACGAAACAGACGACTTTTGCCTTGACCTTTGCCATCGAAGTCTCCTATCAGGTCACCGAGAAGCCGGAGGCGTAGAACTTGCGGCCGTCCTGGATGTCCATGACGACGTAAGCGCACACGCTGCCGGTGGTCGGGGTGCTTCCGACTGTGGTGTACCGAGCGCCGATGTACCGCTGTCCGGTAGACAGGAGCTGCGGATTGAAACGCACAGAGAACTGCGCGTTTGCGGTGAGGCTTGCCAGCGGAACGGGTCCAGATGAACCGATCACAGTCACGCCACTCGAAAGAGCAGCGTTCGTTGCGCCAATGATCTCGAACGTCAGCGAGGTCAGGGTGTTGTATGCCGCAACGCACGTGAAGTTCATAGTCAGATCCATGCCTTCGCCAATGTCACGGGCGACCGAAAGGTCAATCGTGTCGGTCGAAAGAACGGGAGTACCGGAAACAGGAAGCGCCGCCTGTCCGGTAGCGACACCAGTCGCAGGGACGGTTCCAGACACAACGAGGAGATTATCAAGAATCATGGTGAGTTCCTTCTTTCTTGTTGATGGGAGCTATCAGCTCACCACGGCTTCGGTGTTGATGATCGCGTCAACCTTGCGGCACGGAACGCCCTGGAAAGTCAGCCAGCTGTACGGCGTGCCGAACTGCGAGAGACCGTCGTTGACCTTCAGGACAGCCTGGCTCTTATCAAGCGCAGCAATCGCAAGGCCGCTGTGGACGGTACGGTTCATGTAGAACGCGGCGCGACCCATCGCCATGTTCGGGATGCGATACAGAGCACGGCTCATCATCTTGATGATGGCAGTGGATGCGGTCGCGGCCTGGGTGGTCACCTGACCCAACAGGTCAGTCGTGTTGATGTTGCAGATTCGCACGACGTAACGCCAGTCCTTCACGACCAGACCGTTCTTCCACTGGTAACGAGTGGCGTAAGCCTGGAGACGGTCGTTGCCGTTATACACGGTCTGCTCGCCAAGATCCTCGTGCATGAGGCCAGCGGTCGAACCCTTCGGGAACGGGCAGTAGACGGTGTTGTCACCCCAAACCACCAGGTAGATCGAAGTGTTCGCGGTCGCATCAGAACCACCCGCAGACAGGATGTTCTGCGAGTTGTTCGGAGAACCAGCACCAATGTCAGAGTAACGCGGCGCGAAACCGAGGAACTGCTTCGGATCGGTGGCGGGGTTGCCGTAGAACAGCGTGGTCGCCTGCGTCTGGTTCATGGCCTCGAGGAAGGCCACGTCTTCGGACAGACGGAACTGCGCGGTGTTGCCGTTCAGCATGGCGAGATCCTTATCGACCTCGCTGCGAGCCTCGAGGATGCCGCAGGCTTCATCGACCTGGGCAGTCGTGCTCTTGCTGTTCGGGATGCCCTGGTTGAGGGCGCGCCAGTACACGGCCGGCAGACCAGTACGGATGACGACGCGGTCGCCCGTGGGGAGGTTGCCTTCCTTGAAGACGCAGTCCTCGAGGATCTCGTTGGTCTGGGACAGGAGTTCCGCAACGACCGGAACGCGGCCCTCGGGATCGGTGCGCTTCGCCCAATCGGCGAGCGTCAGGTTGTTAGCAGTAATAGTTGCCATTGCTTGTTCCCTTTCGTGGGTTTAGGTGCTGGAGGAGTACATTGCGTCGGCGAGGTCATTGAACGAGCGGGGTCCGGCCGATCTGGCTTCGCCCTTGTTGCCCGTGACCATGCTGTCCTCGCTGATCGCCTTTCCGGCGCGGAACATGAACCGGATCACTTCCGGGTGGTTCCCGAGGCCGGACTCGTTGAGCAGGCTGCGGAGTTCGGAGGTGCCGAACGCATCGAGCGCCTTCTTCGCCACGGACAGGTTCTCCGACAGACGCTCGCCGCCAAACTCCTTGTCGGCCTTGCTGCTGTCGGCCCATCCGGTGCGGACGGCCTCAATCTGCGCCGCCTGACGTTCAGCCAGCTTGGGGCCGACTGCGTCAAGGACGCGCTGCGCGGCTTCCTGCGACAGGTTCAGCTCCTTCGCCACCTTCGAGTACTCGGCAATGACCTCGGAGTCGAACGTTCGACCCTCCGGTGCCTTGAACTCGTAGGTTTCCGGCGCGGTCGGCTTGGCGTCGGCGGGTGCCTCGGCGGCCTTGGCGTCGTTGGCTTCAGGAGCCTTGCCGGCAGCGGCCGCATCCGCGGCTTGCCGGCCCTGGGTCGTGGTCGCCTTCTGCTCGCTGCCGTAGAGCTTCTCGGCCGTCGCCGAGACAACTGCGGCAGCATCGGATGCGGGAGCGGCTGTGGTGTTGGTTTCAGCCGTTTCCATCATCGTTGGTTCGTTCATCGTGTGCCTGTTCCTTCATCATTGCCGGGTATTGCTCCGGGCAGAGCGCATGGACCATGCCGAGCATTCGTAGCCCGTAGTTCCTGCCGCCCTCCGCGAATGCCATCGACATCGCGTTGGTGTTGAAGGAACTGCGGAACACGCCCGCCTGGTCCAGCAGCCGCCACACAATGCGACGGCCTCGCTTGCTGGACATGAGCCACTTCACGTCGGCCTCCTCGTTCTGCCGTTCCAGACGCTCACGGAGCTCTTTGTCGGCTCTGTCGCGCTCCTGGCCCCGCAGGTCGAGGGGGTCGTAATTGCTCACGGCGGGACTGTATCCCTGTGGCTAATGCTTACGGGTACTGTTAGACCTCAACACCAGAGGGCGAGCCGTACCCCGAGAACATGTTCATCACGTCGGTGAGTGCGTTCTGCTGCCCAGTCGGTGCCTGCGCCATGTTCTTGACGCTCTGCGAGGTCTGCTGAAGCGCGGCTGCCTGTTCCTTCGCAGCCATCGCCTGATTGCGGGCGTCGCGCAGGAGCGCGACTTCCTTGTCGGCGATGATGAGCGACGGGTCCACGCCGAGCATGTCGGCGTATACGTCGGCCCACTGGTCCTGGTCGAACTTGTCGAGGATGTCGGGCTTCATGCGGGCGATGGCCCCGAGGTTCCCGACGAAGCGGTCCACGGCGTTGGTGCCGATGGCACGCTGCGCCTGCGCCAGCATGCTGACGAACTCGACGTTCAGGTCCATTCCCTGCAATTCCTGCGGTGCGGGCGGCAGTGCGCCGGCAGCAACCATGCGCGTGAACGTGATGTCCACAAGCGGCGACAGCAGCTCGTTGTGCAGCCGCTCAAGGACCGGGCCGAGCATGAGGAGCTTCTCCTCGTGGCGCTCGGCGACCTCGGTGGCGGTCATGCGGGTGTTCGGGGTGTTGGCGAGCATCAGGAACAGGTCCGCGTAGAACGAACCACGCACTCGCTCGCGGCAGTCCATGATGTCGTTCAGCAGGTACTGGAGGTTCAGGTTGACCTCGAACGCGGTCTTGATCCCGTTGGACTGCCCGTCGTAGTACGACACCCCGCCAGGAAGCGTCTCCACGTCGCGGTTCTTCATGGACGCCGGCACCTGAAGCGGCGGCTTGGTCTGGTAGTCGATGGCCTGCGCCTTGCGGAGCTGCTCGTGCTGGAGCTGCTTGATGTCTCCGAGCGCCTCCATGCCGGGGCTGTTGCCGTAGATATCGCCGCCGATTACGGACCAGCGCGGGCAGAGCGCCGGGAAGTACTGGAACCCGCTCTCGCGCAGGAACACGCCTTCCTCGCCGCCGACCTCGAAGTAATACGAACCCCACGGCATGTTCTTGGCGTCGCGCTTGCCGATGTCGCGGTCGGCGCGAGGCTCGATGGCGTGGATCACGGGCACCCACTGGTCGAGGTTCCCGGTGCGGTACATGTTCTGCACCGACACGCTGCACTTCTCGAGGCCGAACTCCTTTACCACCTGCGAGACGGTCATCTCGAACTCGCGGTACAGCGTGCAGACGCGGCCCTTTGCGTCGGTTGAGATGCAGTACTCGCCGCAGGTCAGCGGGTAGTGGTGGATGACGCTCTGGTAGTCGGGTAGCAGGATGGTGGCTGCGGTGCCGAACGTGCCGAGCTCCTCGTACATCTGGTGCAAAGCGTTGTAGGTGTTTGACTTCTGGAACACGCGCTGCATGCGCTTGGTCACGTCATCGAGCCAGAGCTTGACCGGGTCGTAGGAGTTGAGTTCCGGGTCCGGCGTGGCAAGGCGGAACCACTGCCGTGCCGGCGAGGTCGCGCCCGACATCATGCCTGCGCCGAGGACGCGCAGGGCGCGGGTGCCGGTCGAGTCGTAGATGTTGTTGTGGCGGCGGTAGCCGCGGTCGCGGTCCTGGCGGAAGTAGCGCCCGTTGCGCGGCAGGATGTACGAGGTGAGTTCCTGCCAGTGCGCGTACCAGGACGCACGCTCGCTCTTGAGCTGGCCCCACCGGGTGAACAGTCGATCCCGCGTGGGAGCGCCGGGATACGACTGATTGTCTCCGGTGTACTCGCTCATTTAGCCCCCGAGGAGAGAGGTGCGGCCGAGCTGGAGATCCTGCGGGTTCACGCCCATTGGCCCGGTGAGCATGGTGCTCGAGGGGCCGCCGCCCATCTCGGCAGCGGCACGTCCCATGATGTCTGCGACGGCGGGCTCGGCGCGGTTGGCGGCTGCCATTGCCTGCTGGCTACGGCGCTGCTGGCTGCGAGCCTGGGCAGCTGCGGCGTCCTGCGCCTGCTTCTGCTGGCCCATCGCCTGCTTCTGCATCTTTGCGCCACGTTCGCCTGCGGCAATGCTGTAGCCCGTCCCGGCGGCTGCGGTGCCCATGACACCTGCCGCAAGTGCGCCCGTTGCCAAGGCGCTGCCAGCGGTCGCGCCGAGGGCGGTGCCGAGCGCGGTCAGTCCGCTGACAACGAAGTGTCGCTCGCGGCGTGCGGAGAGGTCGTGGATTCGTCGGATATTGCGGTCGAACATGGGAGAACCTTCAGGAAAGTGCGTTCGCTCAC